CCCCACTCTTCAGCCCATTGTGGTGTTAAAAATCCTACGATACTGTAATGTGAAGTATCTTTGTCGATATGAAATTCTGTGTAGTGATTATCATTCTGAGCATTTAATGCTATTCGTTTTATTTTTCTAGTTAATTTAAAATTGTGTTGTTCATTTAATTTTTGATTTATTCTATCATATAAACAATTAAAATATCCCATCCAATAAGGATTATTATATATTACTTCACCATCTTCTAAAAACATTACACCGGGAAAAGCTCCTCTTGGTTTTCCTGGTGCAGAGGCTCTATTAAGATTCCATATATTTTGATTAATAAGACCTTGATATAATTCAAAAGAATCTTCTAATGTTAAAACGTTTTTTATTACTTTTATCATATTTATTTAAAATATCTTTCCATGTTGCCATTCCCATAAGAATGGTGATCTTTTAACACTATTATACACATAATAATCTAAATGTAAATATTTCATAACTTCATCTTTATTTATATATTTTTCAATATCTTTATCTTTAAAGCTATGAAGAGGGGTTTTATTTTCATACTCACTTTTTCCAAAATGCATTTTTAAGAATACATGTAAATCAGATAAATCTATATAATGACTACATTGAACATTAAATAGATATGGAATTTGTGAAGTGCTATGTTTAATATGACCCACCCAACTATTTCTCGGATGGTGCTCATTAGCGGTAAATAATGTTTTGATATCTATATCTTTAATATCAACTTTATTTAACCACAAATCCCATTTTAAACCTGATAAAAATCTTTCGTAAGGATCTCTAATTATACAAAACCTTGTTTTTTTAGAAAGATGGTGAACATATGATATATCCTTTTCTTTAAAATTATTCTTAATGCATTTAACAACACTACCATTTCCATTTTTATGGATTCTAACAAATTGAAATTTTTCTGTTTCAACTATATCAAATAATCTAAAATTCATGTGTTGTTTAATATTCTATCATATGCGTGGTCTTTGTAAGGACCATTTTGATCTACATAATGTAAAAACACTTGGGCCATTCCCGAACCTTTATATATACCTGGTCGCCAATGTTTTTGTGAAACTCCATTATATAAAATGGCATCTCCTTCATTTAATTCAAATTTTTTATCTTCAACAATAATCGGCCAATCATCATATTTTTTTATACATGCAGTCACACTTATTTCACATGCAGGTCTATCAGTGTGCTTATCTAATGTAGCTCCATAAACATAGTATCTCCAATATGTATAAGTTGGAAATAATTTTAATTTAGATTTTTTTTCTACTACAGGTAATTTAATATCTAATAAACCGGTCATTACAGCATCATGATACCAGGAAGGTGAAAACGATTGCCCATCAATTTGATAATTTTTGTTTTCATCTAATTTATTGTAGCAATATTTTTGTAGTAAAGATAATTCATCTTTTGAAAAAAATTTTTTTATTATTGTATTCATTTTATAATTTTTTCTAGTTCTTCTTTTTTTATACTAGCTCCAAAAGAGAATATTAATCTTTCTCCATCTTTTATTGGAGTAGATCCATGTTGTTCCATAGAAGCTATAACAAGCCAAAGATCATTTACTTCTACTTCATAAATTTTATTATCTATAATTATATTTCCACCAGATTTAGGTTTTTTTATCATAAGATTAGCTCTGATATGTTCACATCCTTCTTTAGCATCATCTTTATGTATATGTGTAAAGCTATCATCTTGATAGTGGTTCATTAATAAATCTCCATACAAAGGATCTTTTTCTGTAGGAAATAAATTAAATTGTTTAAAAGCTTCTTTCCATAATTCAAAATTTGAATTTTGGGGAGCAAATCTTCTTCCTGGCCCTCCCCGGTTTAATATGAATCCACTTTTAGTGTACGTTATTTTATCTGCATCTTTCCAATTTTTGATTATTCTATTAATTTTTAAATTCATTACTGTAACCAGGCTACTATACTATACCTTGTTCCTTTCGTAATGGGTTGAATGCTATGGGGATACATAAAACTACTAGGAAAGAAAACTATAGATCCTTTACCTAGTTTTAATCTTTTAATTTCTTTTTCTTTTTGATCTGTAAAAATTAAATCTCCACCTTCATAATTATTATTTAGATTAATTATAACACTTAAATGTCTAGGAGCTGTTGAAAAATGATCGGTATGTATTTCATATTTACCTCCTTTTTCATATTGTAAAAGATCTATTTGATTTATTTTGTTACTGCTCATTAAAGGAAATTTAATTTTGTAATGAATATAATTTCTTTCTATTTCGTCTTTTATATAATTCCAATAAAAAATGTCGGTGGGTTCTTTTAATTTTAAACTATAACCTTTAACATTTCTTATTTTAGTATTTAATCCTGATCTAATAGTTAACTTATCTTTAGCTTTATCTTTTATAAAAGGTATTAATTTTTTTATGAATATAGGATTAATTATATTTTTTAACTCAACAATTGCTTCTAAATGGTTCATAATTAAGATACTTTCATTCTCTATAAAACTAATATATAACACAATCATGGCCTTAAAAAAAGTAGATTTTGCACCCGGTTTTAATAAACAAAGCGTACCTTCCGCTCTTCCTGGACGATGGGTAGATGGAGATTTTGTACGTTTTAGATATACCGCACCTGAAAAAATAGGTGGTTGGGAACAACTAACCGCTGCATCTAAAACATTACCAGGAGTAGGAAGAGCGCAGTTGACTTGGTCTTCTTTAGCAGGTGAAAAATATGCAGCCATAGGAACTTCTCAAGGTTTGTTTTTATATTATGGTAATGATTTTTTTGATATTACGCCATTAGATACAGCGATTACTGGATGCACTATAACAACTGTTAATGGTTCAAATACTGTAACTATAAATAAAGGATCTCATGGTTTGGCTAAAGGAAGATATGTAACACTGTCGAGTGTAACGGTTACAGGTGCATCTGATTTTACAGCAGCAGAATTAGAAAAAGTTTATGAAATACAAACAACTCCAGATGTAGACAAGTTTACTATACTAGCTTCTAGAAATGAGGGCGGAACCGGTATGACTGCAGCAGGTGCTGCAACTGTTAATCCTTACGTTGAAGTAGGTCCTACTTTTCAAACTGCTGGTTATGGTTGGGGAACTGCCTCTTATGGAGATTCTACTTGGGGCACAGAAAGTGATACGAGTGATGTAATTTTAGATCCAGGAAATTGGAGTCTTGATAACTTTGGTCAAGTATTAGTTGCAACTATATTTAATGGTAAAACTTTTACGTGGAATGCTGGAGCATCAGGAGCTCGAGGTATTCGAGCTTCTTTAACTACATCAGGTTTTGCAACAAACAACAATCCTACAGCCAGTAGATTTACATTAGTTTCAGATCGAGACAGACACTTGTTTCATTTTGGAACTGAAACAACTATTGGTGATACAACAACACAAGACCCTATGTTTGTAAGATTTTCAAATCAAGAAGATTTAAATACTTATTTACCTACTGCTACTAATACAGCCGGTACTTTTAGATTAGATACTGGAAATAAAATTACTGCAGCTCTTCAAGGTAAAGATTATGTTTTTGTTTTAACAGATAACGCTGCGTATGTAATTCAATTTGTAGGTCCACCATTTACATTTAGTGTTAGACAAGTTGGCACAAACTGTGGATGCATAGGACAACATGCAGCTTCTTATGTTAATGGTGCTATATATTGGATGTCTAACGAAGGTGGTTTTTTTATGTACGATGGTACCGTAAAAGCCTTACCATGTTTAGTTGAAGATTTTGTATTTACTACACAAAATGGAGATTTAGGACTTAATTTTAATTCAGCAGATGTAATTTTTTCTTCACCAAATTCTTTATATACAGAAGTAAATTGGTTTTATCCAAAATCAGGATCAGAACAAATTGATAGATGTGTAACTTACAATTATCAAGAAAATGTTTGGACTACTTCATCATTAGCTAGAACTACTTACGCTGACCAAGGAGTTTTTGATAAACCTTACGCAACAGAATATGATAAAACCGACACACCTGTATTTCCAGATATACTCGGTATTACCAATTTATATGGAGCATCTATATATTATGCTCATGAAGTTGGAAATGATCAAGTCAATAGCTCAGGTAGAACTTCAATTAATGCTTTTATAAGATCTGGAGATTTTGATATTGATGATGGAGAATTGTTTATGTCAATGAGAAGATTTATGCCAGACTATAAATTTTTAGTAGGTAATTCTAAAGTAACTTTATTTATATCAGACTACCCTTCAGATGCTCAAGCAAGCTCACCGCTTGGTCCCTTTACAATAACTTCTACTACTGATAAAGTCGACACTAGAGCGAGAGGAAGACTACTATCTTTAAAAATAGAAAACGATGCTGCAGGTGAAACATGGCGTTATGGTAGTTTTAGAATGGATGCTCAACCAGACGGAAGGAGATAAAATGACAAAAAGACTAAATATTAAAAAAGCAATTAAAAAACCAGGTGCTTTAAGAAAATCTTTAAAGATTAAAAAAGGTGAAAAGATACCTTTAGATAAATTAAATAAAGCGGCTAAAGCAAAAGGCAAGTTAGGTCAAAGAGCTAGATTTGCTAAAACCTTAAGAAAAATAAATAGAGCATAATGGCAAAGTTGACTAATTATATACCTGAACCAAAACAAGAATATGACGTAGAAAATCAAAGACAAATTATTGAGTCTATGACTACTATGAAACAACAACTTAATTTTTCTTTTCAAGAAGATTTAAAAAACGAACAAGAAACTTTTAATTATTTTTTATCATGACAATACAATACAAAAATGCTAGCAAAATATTAGATGGTACAGCTATGACTACTCTATTAACTATATCTACGTCTGCTATAGCTATTGTAAAATCTGTATATGTATCTAATAACAGCACGGGAGCTGTATTAGTTAATTGTGATTTAAGAGACTCCTCTGCTAGTACAGATGTAGAATTTTTTAGAAAAGACATACCTGCTACAAGCACAGTCAACGCTACAGAACAAGGGTTGAATTTAGAAGCAGGAGATGCTATAAAAGCGCAAGCAGAAACAGCTAATAAACTTGAAGTAGTAGTTAGTTATGCGCTTATAAACAGAGAGAATGAAAACGGATAATATACATAAAATCGATTGTACAACTATAACAATTTATAGAAATACAGAGACAGGTGAAACTTCTAAAGAAAAATTAGAAGGACCAAATATTGTTACAGATGTGACAGTGCAGGTATCACCAAAAGGTTTAGATGTATTCCAGAAAGTTATGAATGAAAACAAGAAACCAAAACCCTAAAGGCGGAACCGAGTTACAACTTGGTTTTTTACATCAATACGTAGATAAAAATTTATTAGATCAAGTACAAATTTGTACTAGTGTACCTGGTAAAGTTCCTATTGATCCTAATAAACTTAATATACTTTGGCAAAAAAACTCTTACGATCAACCTAATTTATATCCGTGGTTTAAAGATAAAAATAATCATCACAAATATGATTGGTATGTTTTTAATTCTCATTGGAATTATGAAAAATTTAGAATGATGTTTGGCATTCCCACTGAAAAATGTGTGGTTATTAAAAATGGAGTTGAAAAAATAACACAATCTCCGCATTATGAAAAAGGTAAACCTATTAAAATAATTCATCAAAACACACCTTGGAGAGGACTTAGTATATTATTAGGTGCAATGCAGTTAGTTAAAAATCCATTAATTACATTAGATGTTTATTCTTCATGTGAAGTATATGGCAAAGACTTTATGGAAAAAAATGATCATAATTATAAAGCATTGTATGAACAAGCTAAATCTTTACCTAATGTAAATTATATTGGATATAAACCAAACGAATACATTAGAGAGCACTTACAAGATTATAATATGTATGTTTATCCTAGTATCTTTGAAGAAACTTCTTGTATTTCTTTATTAGAAGCAATGTCTGCTGGTTTATATAGTATAGTAACTAATTATGGAGCCTTGTTTGAAACAGGAGCAGAGTTTCCAATGTATATTCCTTATGATAGTAACTACAAAGCTTTAGCTGAAAAATTTGCATATGGTATTGCTGCCGCTGCAGAAACTTTAGATAAACCTCAAATACACAGTCATTTAACTACTCAAGCTAGCTACACACAATTATACTACTCTTGGCCAAAGCAAGCCTCTGCGTGGACAACATTTTTAAAAGGAGCTCTTAATGCAAAAGCCAAATGAACCAATATGGTTTAATGTAGACAAAAATGAAACAGCCAATGATGATACTTATCAGACAATTAAAACTAACACAGTAGAAAATAAAATAACTGAAATTAATTTAAGTACATCACCTCACAAAATTATGGTGTGCACTCCCTGTCATAGTGATGTTAGTATGCACTATTGTCAAGCAGTGTTAAAATTTCAACAAGCTTGTTGGAAAGAAGGAATTTTATGTAGTTTTACTTTATTAAAATCATCATTAGTTACCCAAGGTAGAAATCTGTGTGTAGCAGAGTTTTTAAATCATAAGGACAATTACACTCATTTATTGTTTATAGACTCTGATATTGATTTTAGTCCAAAGTCTATTTTTAAAATGTTAGAGTTTGATAAAGATTTAATTAGTTTACCCTATCCAATGAAACTTTTAAGTTGGGATAAAATATGGCGAAGACTTAATACAAAAGAAGATGCAATTAAAAATGAAAAAGATTTAGCTACAGCAGGTTATACCTTTCCTGTAAAAGTAGAGGACCCTAATTCAATAACCGTGGACAAGGGATTAATGGAACTTACTCATGCTCCTACGGGCTGTATGTTGATTAAAAGAGAAGTAATTGAAAAGTTAATTAAACATCATCCGGAACTAGAGATATATCAACCTACCAATATTAATGGTAAAGAAGTTAAAAAAGATAACATGTATAACTTATTTGACACATTGCACGACCTTGAAACTAAAAGATATTTTGGTGAAGATTTTGGATTTTGTCAAAGATGGACAGATATAGGAGGCAAAGTATATGCCTATATAGATGATCCTATTACTCATGTGGGAGAATATTCCTACACAGGTAGATTTAGAGATGATTTATGGCAAGCAGGACGTCCTGTCAAATCTGTTGACGATAGCAAAAAAATCAAATAAAGTATCCTATTTACAGGATTTCTACGCCTGCTTAACAATATAAATATATTTAAACTATGGCGATATCTAGATCTTTAATGAACAGACAATTACAAGCAAATGGGGGCATTATGCAAGTTGCACCTAGAGAGAAATTTGGCCTAGGTAGTAAACTTAAAAAGTTTGTTAGAAAAATTATACCCAATGAAGTAGCAGATATAGCAGTCAAAGCTGCTCCTTTTGTTGCTCCTTTTAACCCGGCAGTTGCAGCAGCAATGTCAGGACTAGGTAGTTTTGATCAAACAGGTAGCATTGGAGACTCATTAAAAAGTGGAGCTTTAACTTACGGATTAGGTCAAGGTGCTAGATATTTAGGTGGAGCAGGTTTTCAAGGTAATCCTTTTGCTGCAGATGGCGGAGCTTTTAGAGGTGGCCTTGAGGGATTTAAAAGCGGATTTAGTTCACCATTAGGAAATCAAACAGGATTTAAATTAGGTAAACCTGTCGAAGCAGTTGAAGGTGTAGGTATAGATACTAGCGTGCCTTTAAAAAAACCTAATGTGTTAGCAGAACAAATGAGTGAAGTATCTTTGTCACCTAATAATTTAGCAGAACAAATGAGTGAAGTATCTTTATCTCCTAGTGGATCTGTAGTTAATACAGTAGTAGACAAATCTATAGTAACTAAAAACGATCCTGGATTTTTAAAAAATTTATTTGATGGAGTCAGTAATCAAGACTACGGTAAGATTGCTAAAACAATTGGAGATGGAGCTAAAAAATTTGGTAAGGCTATGTTTACAAATAAAGATGGTTCTATTGACAAAGCAGCAGTAATGGGAGCAATAGCCTTTGCTGGATCATATGCAGAAGCCAGAGCATTAGCCGCTGAAACGGGCTTAGATGATGATTTAACTGAAGAAGAATATAATGAAGCACTTAGAGAAGAAAAAAAAGAAGAGTACGCAGGTTACTTAACTAACTTCTTTGGTGGT